AATTGTTGTCCCTGGAGAAAATAATGTAATAAGAGATTCTACTATATTTTTATTTTCTGGTTCTTTTAGCCCTACTGTTTTAGTTTTAGGATCATATGACTCAAAATCTATTTTATCTTTTAGTGCTGAAAAAGACTCTAAAGCTTCTCTGCCTAAATCATAGTCACTTTGTTGTCTAGGAGTAGGTGTAGGCTGACCTCCGCCTCCTCCTCCGCTACTTGAAACTTGTGATGTGGGTACATAGTTAGGATCTACTTCACATTTTTCATTTCCACTAGAGTCTTTTACTAATATGTAACCTAAAGGACATGGGTCTATAGTAGGATCATCATCACTATCATCTGCAGTAGCATATTCAAACTTAGGATCTGCTGTACTAAACGTACTTGTGTCTATAAAATTTTGTGCTACATTAGCTAATGACCATGTGCCTGTAGTAGCATCATATTGTAATTGTTGATTACTTCCTGTATATGTACTCATTTACTTTTAAGCTGAACCCTCATTTTCAGTATCTCCTGAAGCGAAGCCACCTTCCCCTGGAGTCGGTACACCTCCAACTCCGATGTTGCCACCGCCAACGCCTGTAATGTCGTTTGGATTCGCTCCTGTAGGAGTTCCTCCACCAGAAGCCATTGCGGACTGCTGACTATTGCTTTCATTTTGTGTGTTTCCATTTGCCATCCCCATTATCTTAGCAAAGATTGCTGCTCTCTCTGGATCATTAATTAATTTTTCAGGTTCTATATCTAAAGATTTTGCAATCTCTGATAATATAGAATGCCATCTAACAAATGGAGCCAGATTTTGATTTGATGCAACTTGTAAGAATGTCATCAATCTCTGTGAACGAACTTCTTTCTGCATTAGAGAAGAAGTACCTCTTGCTTTTATATTTAAATCTCCCTTTATTTCTGGAGAGTCTTCATTAAACTGCATATTCCATGCAAATAAAGTTTCTCCTAAAGGTCTTAATAAAAAATCATCAACGTTTTTTATAACTGTTTTTATGCTAAGTGCTGCTGCACCCATCAACATAGACATACCTGCTGCAGTTCTTGTCGTGCTTTGAACTCCAGTAGTTCCATGAGAGTATGATGGAATACCTGTAGACTCATCTGCTAACTGTCTGAATTTATCAAACATCATTAAATTTTCTTGTGATGTGTTAGGAAATTTTACACCATGAATAGCTTGTCCGGGCATACCGCTTTGTCTTCTAAATATTTTACCCGGAAAGACTTTCATATCTTGACCCGGTACTAGTAATGTTTCATCAATATCAAATACTAGATTACCTGCTAATGCTAAGTTATCAATAGCCATTCTAGCATGACCATTCATTATAGTTTGAGAATCATCCATGTTTTCTGGAATACCCACTCCAAAAAATTGATAAGGGTTTATTTCATAAGGGCATACTAAATAAGGTAATCTTGTTGGAGTAAATGGATTTAATACTAATCGTATTACTTCTCCGTTACATACCCAACAGTTAACTTGTATTTCATCTAATTCGTCAATATCATCATCTAATTCTAAACCTGCTTCTCTAGCAAGTTCTGTATCAAGTATTCCCCAAAATTCTAAAATTTCATATCTGTTTTTATTTAAATCATCAGTAGATTCTCTGTCTTGTAAAGAAGCTTCATATCCTCTAGACTCATAGCTAGGACCCATTGCTAAAGAATCTTTAATAGCTTCTTTTCTAAAGAATGGTCTATTCATTAAGTCTCTTACTTGTGCACGAGTATAGATATGTCTTTGAATAACATAGTCAGCATCTTCTATTGTTGTTGCGTCAGGGTCTGGATAGAAATCCCAACAAGAGACTGCTTCTATTTTCGGAACAAGTTTTGTTTTAGGAAAGTATTCATTTTTTCCTGTTTCAGGATTTTTAACCCAATTATGAGTTGCTTCTTCATAGCTAAAAGGACCCTTTAGTATTCCTGTTCCAAGTAGTGCAGATTCAAATAATACATTTCTTAACACACCAACAGCACTAGATTCATCTAGTTGATCATGAATTGTTTTTTCCATATTAGCTGCTGCCATTTCTGCAGGACTAATTTGTGGTTCTTTTTGACCATCTGTTGCAGGACCTTCTACAAATCCTGCTGCGCCAAGACTTTCATCTAAGCCTCCTAAAACATCATTAATAGTTGTTGCTCCGGGCTTTAGTTCATTACCATCACCAGGAAAACCATAAGGACTTTTAGGCTCTTCTTTTTTATCTTGTTCTTGATACTTAGATATGTTAGCGTATTCTGCTATACCTTCTGGAACAGCAGTAGGCTCTACTCCTACTGGAAATTTACCACTAGAAAATAGAACTTCTATTAGCTGACCATAAGCCGCTAATACTTTTGTCTTTGTTATCTTTACAAAAACTTTTGATTTCTCACTTTCTGTAAAAGCCATTTCATTACCATAGACACCTCTATAGTTACGATATGCTCTTAACCATCTTTGCTCATCAAATTGACGAGCAGTTTCTGCATCAATAAACTTGCTCTTAATTAAACCTGCAAGATTTGAAACATCAAAATCAGGAGTTAAATCCTCTTCTTCGCCTAGGGCTAGTATGTCTGCAGGTTTTTTTAAAGCCATCTATTTATTGTGTGATCCGTGAGTATACTTTTCTTTTGCAAAGGACTCTAGCTTATCATTAGGTCTTTTACCTTGATCTGCTGATAGTTCACCATGCTTATATTTTGGCATAAGTTTTGAATCTAACTTTTCTTTTTTTAAAGGTTGATCTGCACCTAATTCGCCATGCTTATATTTTTTTAGTATGTCCATGTTTTCTCCTAATAGTCTCTTTCATCAGCCATTTTAAAAAATGACTCTTCTACTTGATTTACCCTTTTACTAGGGAATGATTGAGTAGATATATTTGGATCTAATTCTTTAAGATTTAAATCTTTCATCTTATCTACTTTTTTTGGATAATCTTCTGGAAGATCTCCTTGTTTGTATTTAGTTAATACTGGTTGTGGCATTTTATTCCTCCTTTTAGTCTATTCGCATTTTACTGCAAATTTTTTTGTATTATGTCTTATCCAATCTTTTACTTCAGAATGGCATAAAACTTCTGTTAAAAAGTTTCCGAAAGAATTTACTATTGTTTCTTCTTCTTTTTCTTTTAGGTTATACTGATAGTAACCTACATGTAACAATTCATGTATCACTACATTAACTGCATCTGGTCCGCCTTTTTGAATCATCTCTTTATCAAGATATATTTTATAAGGTGGTTTAACTACAAATGTTCCTTGTGCTTCTGACACTTCGTACATTAATTCATGAGGAACACAAATTAATTCTACTGTAAAAGGTCCAACTGTTACAAACTTTGGTAATTTCATATTTTTAATAAAGAATCTATATACTTATCATACTCTATGTATGTCATACATTCTATAGCATAATCTTTTACTTGTGTATTTTGATTAAATTGTAATTTTACAGTCCCTTCTAAAAATTGTTTTTTCTCATTAATAAAACTATTACAAGATTGTATATCTTTAAATTCTACGCCCCCCAGACTATAAGTCTGTATAGCATTATCTAATTGAAATAGAATAGTTAATACTACTATATAGTTCAATATCCAAAAATCCTATCAGAAGGAGTAAATGTTTTTTCTTCTGTAAATCTATTAGCTTCATAACTATGAGGATGTATTGCTCTACTCATTACACCATATCTTAATGCGTCATAAGCATGATCTTCAGCATGAGTGTTTACATCTTCTGGATTACTTTTATCTACAGGAAGCATAGGTAAAGTTCTAATTAAATTAGCACAATTAGGGAATATTTTTAAACTTGGTTGCCCTGTACCAGAATCTACTGCTAATCTTTTGTGTAGTTCTAGTTTTCCTGCTACTCTACTTTTTGGAGATCTGTCTGATGGTCTCCATTTACATCCTTCTCTAATCATAGTCTCTGCAATACTAGGACCAACATCTCCCCTTTTTGACCAAGTTGATGAGTCAAGAACTCCGTATTTAATATATTCACCATGTTCCATTTCTAAAACTTGTCTAGCAAATATATCAGCAGTAACTCGTTTAGTATATAATTCTCTATATACCCAAAAGTTATTATCAAAATCTACAGCTATCCAAAGAACACATGCAGGACTAGAGTATCCCCAGTCACAAGTTCTAAACCTTAGCCAATTATTAGGAATGTCAAAAGGTGTTGTAACATGTGTAGCTATGCTAAAATCTGGAAACGATGAATTTTCAAACGCTCCCCAATCTCCTTCTAAAAATTGTTTTCTTTGTACTTCAGGCAAAGATGATAGCATAATAAGATAATCATCTGTTTGCATAAGATAGGGGTTATCTTGTAGTTTAGCCGGTATAAATCTTCTTGATATAGACTTTCTACCTACTATAGTATCTATGCCCACTTCAAAAGCCGTATTAGGCTCTGCAGGGTCTACAAACATTTCTTTGACCCATTGTGACCCAACGTTGCCAGGATTGCCTGTAGCACGCATATAAACCGGAATATTGGGGTCTACACTTCTGAGCGAGGATCTTAAAAAGTTGTATATCTCTGGTGTTGGATACTGAGGTAGTTCATCTATTCCAATCCATGTATAGGACTGACCTTGATAACGAAGCACGTCAGTTAAGTTTTCTGCATAACCAAATTCTATTCTAGCACCTGAGGGGAATCTCCATTCCTTTTCTTGCTCTCTCCATTTAGCACCTGGATAAGCTTTAGGATATAATCTTTGAGAGTTATTAATCATA